ACGGCTTCCACGCAGGCTCGCAGGTTCTCGAGGAGATGCCACAAGAGCCTCCTACGACTGGTCTTGACCTTTTTAACAAGTACCTGGAGGAAGAGACAGAGGCTCGCAAGAAGAAGGCTTCAGACGACGCGGAAGAGGCTAAGCGAACCCAGGATGCCGCTGAGGATGCAGCTGAGATTGCCGAGTACAAAGCGGATGCGGCAAGACGAGCCGCGGAGCAGAAGGCAGAGGCGGAAAGGAGTCGGAAGAGGAAAATAGGGGACGCTCAGAGGGTTGGCGAATAGCGTGAACGCATCCTTTAGTCGCGTGCGCGTCACTTGTCCAAGATACCGTAGGTGCGCTTCGTAACAGTCTGATCAGGCGTGCCGCCTCCAGACTTCATCTCGCTAACAAAGGTATCCAACGGCGTAGCAGCATTTAGAATGCGCCACACAACCCATCGCCCGCATGTGTTCGCATCATTTGCCTGTAGCTTGCTAGTATTGTGGTTTACAGGCTTGTTACCCTTTTGCAAAAGGATGGAGAGCAGCGGCAGAGTCTGGCCAAACTCCATGAGCCTCTTTTCGTCTAGCCATTTCCGGTTTCCATCGATGGCTACACCAAAGCTGTCAAAGACCTCGTAGTGTGAGTCGTGATCGAGAACACAGATCCAATGGCCGCTGTTCCTCCCTTCGGTCAGAAAGAGGAGCACAGCCGCCTTCTGGCCCTTGAAAAGAGAGTCGGGTGACGACATTGCCTTTAGCTCTGGGTATTTATGGATCGGAACTGACCCAAGCGCAGCACTAATGTCTGCATCCGTATACGCATACTCGATCGGGTCTGATGGCGCGGCATCCTCTGGCGGTGCCATGTCTTCCATGCCGCACCCCGCGAGCTTGCGGTACGACTTCAAGTCGGAAAACGGGCTCACGTGCGAAGCGAGGGGTTTGACTTTTCCTGGCTCCATGGCGCGGGATGCTGCTTTTCCGGTCACGGACGGCATGCCACTGCCATGGCCGTAGTGTTTAATCGTGGCGGCGTCTGACTCATCGAGGAAGCGCGGTTGTGTGCCCGGAGGTAGCTGTTGACCGCGAGGGTATCCCATGGCGCCCTGTGCGTCTTGCGTGCGTTCGACGAGGGTCTTGGCCCTTTCGCGTGTCTGGCGCTCGATTTCCTCGCGGGTCCCGTAAGGAAGTTCGGCGTCCTTGGGGTCCATCTTCACCTCTTCGCCCACCGAGGTCCGCCTGACCTTGTCGCGACTGAGTTCGCGCATTTGGGTCGCGCGTTCGATCTGGCGATCGTAGTCTTCGAGTTCAATGGCGGGGTTGTTCAGCATAACCAAGAGCATGAGGTAGCTTAAATACGGATCTGACCGATGAACGGCTCGTCCGAGCGCGTAGCTGGCATCAAGGACAGCCTCTGCGACTGGCATTTGTCCATTCTTGACGAAACGATGAAGGTCAGCCGAGTTAAAGGTCGGGTGGTCTTTCAAGACACTCCGTACCGCGCCTCGCACGTTGTCGATTTGCATGCGAATATCTGGGTCGTGTTGAATGAAACCGTTTATACGATCGAGGACGGGCCTGATACGAGCCATCCACTGTGGGTTCTGGCGCCTCCATGGCAAGATCCGCGCAGGCGTGAATGGAAAGACCCCGACTACTGGCCCTTGCGCGCCGTCCTGGACATCGACGTAGTGTAGTTCGAAGTCATCATCCTCTAGAATATCCATTACCGGTTGGGTTTGTCCCTACGAACGTGATTCAGATTAACGCTTAGATCGGCGTTTAAGATGAGGAGAACGATCGCGGACTCATACGGAGCCGAAATCAGCACCGGGCGTATCACGAATGGATCGAATGGATCTGTTTATTACGACACAAACATCACGGCTGTTGTCTCTAATGACAGTGGTGCGACCGCAAAGGGCGTCCATGGCCGCTATGCCGAGTTTAGCGATACGCGCGCGCGCCCTATAACTGGTGCATCAAACCAGTATACGGTCGCGCTGGTTCGTGGTGCAATTACGACGGATGGCTTTCCGTTGTTTGTCCCGTTGCTGCGACCGAGTACCGCGACCAACCCAAATCCAGTCATTGAGAATGGCACGCCTATCTGGGAGACGGCTATGCAGCCAGGGCTGGCTCTTACATGGACAGGCCCTGTGTACGCAGAGAGCACGAACGCGGCCGTCCAGGGCGTCATTCCTTCAGTGGACATCACGCTGGCATCGTGGCCGACATACGGGTGGATGACCTATTACACAACCACGGGTCTCTATCGCAACCTTATCAACTTCGCGTCCGTGTCGACGAACCCCGACTGCACCGTGGCGGCCTTGCTTTCGCGACTCAACGCTGTCGCTGTTGGGTGGAACGTCGCGACTAGCGCGACCAATTCCCAATTTCTTACCTTCCTCAACACAACCACACAGCCCATCTACTTCGACTTCAGTATGCCTCCTGTGTCTCAGAACTTCCCGAACACAACGGTCCCGGGCCCAGTCCCGTCAAAGGCTGGGCTTCTGCAGGCATGCAAGCTACTGGGGTTTATCCCTGGTAACGTGTTCGTTCTGCCACCGGGAGTGTCAACACAGCTTCCTCGCCCGTTCCAGCTCGCATTCCGAGCATCCGTGAACCTCTTCTCGTACAAGAATGTACGATGGATCCCAGAGGATATTTCAATCCCCATCCCAACGGCTAAGGATGTTGCAGCTGGCTACATGGGGACGTACTTTGACTGCTACACATACGAGCACGTGCTAAACCAGTGCATCAATCCGACATTTCGGCGCCTGATCTACGATGAGTGGGACGATACGGGTACGACTGCTGTAATCAAGGATGAGCAATGCCTCCAGCGTCAATTGAACACAGTATGCAACGCAAACTGCACAGCCACCGCTGCCTGGGCGCAAGGTGTTACGTACGCAGTGGGCAGTCGGGTTTTTTATAATGGACAGGCGTATTACTGCCAGAACGCCAACAGGGATATCGTACCCACGTCTGGTGCGGCGAGCCCGAACCAGTTCTGGTTTGATTGCGGACAGTCTATTTGGAGCTCGTGGTCTCCGTTTCAGAACTATGTAACGGGCGACATTGTCACCTACTCAACGCCTAGCACGACTCGTCTCCAATACTTTGTGTGTACGGGCACGGCTCCTGCGAGTAGCACGTTCCAGGCAGCCGCGTTCGGCGTCGGCATCAACTTGACACATCTTTCTGGGGCTCTCACTGTCGCTAACTCTGGCATCAACCCAGCAACGATTGGCACCATCGCACCTACCATCACATTTAACGCTTCGACGCAGCTCTTCACGCTAAACCTCGATAGCTACGGTTTCGGTGGCACGGAAGCGCTTAATGCGTACGATGGGTACAGTGTCATTGATGATAGCCTGTACCCGTCTGCGGGTGTCCAGGAGTTCGTACTCAACTCGTCGCTGAACGACCTGGCCCGTGACTCGTGGGGCCTGACTGGGACGACCCTAAATAGCACGGCCCCGAACCTCCCGGCGTACTCGACGTTCCGGCACCCGAACCTGGTATTCGACGAGCGAATGACCGTCGAGTCTGACGACTACTTCAACCAGCTTTTCGGGAACTGGCCGCTCTTGCGTTTGAACTACCTTGACCCGAGAACGGGGCTCACTACGTCTTATGTCAGGTATATTGTACAGGCGGCTAACGCCGGTCTGACGGTCCCTACGCCACTCCCACTCGTGTCTGCGACGGTCGTTACGACCGGGTATCTGCCACTGGCACGCGTCGCCGGGGACCAGCCGTACCTGTATACGTTCACACAGCAGTACCCTTCAGTTGGGCTGATGTGGAATCCGATTGACACAATCGTGATCATCACTGGAAAGGTCCCCGTTGTCGCGGATCAAGCCGTGCCGCCATTCGTCATTGGCGATAACGGCCCTCCGTCGGTCTCGACAAACCAGAAGATCGAGAATATCGTCGCGGAGTTCATTGTTCGGAACAACGTTTACCCAGGTCTGGATTACAGGAACCAGATCATCTTCGAACCCCAGACGGTGAACCGCGTCGACCTCGTCCGAGGCACCGAGCTTGACAACTTCGATTACAAGGTTTATATGCGCATGAAGACGTCGCAGCTTTTGCGCCAGGTAACCCTTTCGAACGGCGGGAGTGTGAACATTCGGTGGCACTTTGAGTTGAAAACGTGAAAACGCACCCAAATCGCTCATAACTTTAATCCCGAGTCTTTTAGACTGGTGTGATTAGTCGGTCCATGTAATCACATTGTCAAAAGCGACTCACTAGTTATCACTTCACGGTAAAATGAGCACGATCCAGAAGATCGCTGTGTACGATGCGCGTATGCAGCAGGATGAGCCCACGTATGGCGTGCAGAAGGGGGCACTTTCCGTCAGCGTTGCGCCCTTCTCTGCCATCTCTGCGTCTGCGTCTCAGATGACGTTCCAGGTCCTGGTGCCGTCTCTTAACGTGTTTGTCGATCGTAAGATGGAGCTTCAAGCCGGTCTTAACTTTACTGCCAACCTCTTTTACAGTGGGCCGCGTGGACAGAGCACGTGGGGTGTGATTTCGGCTGCAAGCGGTACGGTCACTGTCGCCGCCGGATCTCTCAACTCGGTTCAGTTCAGCACTGCGCCCGTGATCAACGGCGCCCCTCTTGCCGTCCTTCCGATTGGCACGCAGCTCGTCCACAACCCGTGGCCGTCCAACACGCGCATTATCGCATCCCTCGGCGGTAACCTTTACGTAGTGAACCAGCCGGTGACTGCCGTTACCGCCATTGCTACTGTCGGCATTCTCGTTCCGTGGTCGTACGATGTTCCTGACCCGACCTTCGGCGTGCAGCAGGGAGTCACATACGACTCTCCGTTCGACGGGGCTGTCAATGCTGGCGCCTTCCAGCCCGTGGGATACGCGACGGCGGTCTCGCCCAAGGATCTCTCGTATTGCGCGTTCCCGCTGCAGTCTGCGCTCACTAACATGACGGCTACGCTGAACGATTGCACTGTGACTACGAACGGCGATACGCTCAAGGAGCAGCTCCTCCTCACAATGACCCCCGAGAACATCAAGCAGCGCACGACGCCTTCTAACCCGGATGTCTTCAGCTGGGGCCGCGACGACGCCAACTCCAGCTCGGGTAACTTTTCGTCTTATTCCGTTGTGAACAACCAGGGTGACATCCCGAACGGTGCGTTCCCGACGACCTGGTACGCGGACGCCTCGCAGAATACCCCGCTTTCTGGAGTTGGTCGGATCGTCCAGGCCGCCTCCCCTAACGGCAATACGACGACGTACCCGTTCCTCTCACCTGGGCTTTACTCGTTCGGCCTGGGCACCGCGGCCGCTAACACGGTCTCGGGTGGTGCGAGCGGGTGTGGTTTCTACATCGCACCGACGAACGCCACGAACGTCAGTCTCGCTACGGCGGGCAACGTCCTCGTCCCGTTCGTCAACAACCAGCCTGTCTGGACGACCGGGTTTCCGGGTGGCGATCTCCTCTGCATCGGTAACAACGGAGTTCGCGACCTCGTACCTACGGCAGGTGCTAACATTAACGGTGTCGTTAAGTACGGGTTTAACATTGCGTCGTCGGCCGCTGGTACGGTTCTGACGCTACTTCAAGACGTCCCGCCGTACTGCATGATCGGCGCCAAGCTCTACTACACCACCACTGCCGCGACTGGCGTTACGTCGATTACCCCCTATGGTACTAGCGTCGGTATCGGTGGCGCTCCGATCCAGGGTATCGTCTCTAACATTCTGTCTGGTGGCCTCGGTGCTGCCGGGTCGACGTATAACGTCTGCACGGCTGCAGCCGCCGGTACGGCCGCATTTACCGTTACGCAGGCGCAGACACTCTCGCTGCAGGCTGGCTGCAACGTTTCCATCCCTCTGCCTGTCTTCGGTCAGGTCAATATCGTCGAGCCTCTCGTTATCTCTCCTATGATCTGGGCCGATAGCGCGGAGTTCCAGACGGTCGGCCTGTACGGCATGACGAACATGCAGTTCATCTTGAATTTCGCGCCGCTCGGCACGGCATATGCCGCGTTCAACCCTGGAGTTTCGAGCATCGGCCTGGCCCATCATGCCAGCATCCCTTACTGGGTCGACGATCTTACCCGTCCCACGCAGAATACCGGTAACATCCTTCGGTCGTCCAATATCCGCACTGTGATCAGCGACCTCGCGTTTACGACACAGACGTCCCTCAACGGACCGTGGACGACGCCTACTATGTATGCATCGTTCCTCACCCCGGGTCCCGACGTCACCCTTCCACTCGTCTCGACTGTCCCTTACGTCGAGTTCCCGCGGTACGTCCAGACCATCACCGGGTCATTCGTTGGCGCGCAGTCTGTGCGCAGCCAGACCATCTCGCTGACTTCGATCCCGGACATGGTTATGGTCTACGTCAAGCCCGCCACGAAGGGCCCCAGCCAGCTCGACGGCTATATCCCCATCGACAACGTCCAGGTCACGTTTGACAACTTTAGCAACCTCTGCTCTGGTTTCCAGCAGTTTAACCTGTATTCTTGCGCTGTCGCGGCTGGTCTCGACATGGACTGGCACCAGTGGCGCGGATACAGCCAGTCTGCGATCGCATCCACTTCGCGTGTAAGCCTGGGTTCGAACGCAGTCACCACCGCCCCTACTTTCAAGCAGAACAGCGTCACTCAGCTGTCGGGTGGTCCCATTCTTCTTCGCATGGGACAGGATATCACCCTGAGCCCCGGCCTTGCGCCCGGATGCCTGGGCAACTACTCGTTCCAGGTGACCGTCAGGCTCCCGAACGCGTTTGGTTTCTAC